TTGGCCTATCAAAACCCGGGACGGATGGGATTGCTGGGCGCTCCTACTTATGCGATGTTACGCGACTCCACCCAGGCCGCACTGTTAGAAACGCTTGACGAAAATGAAATTCCGTTCGAGTTCAACAAGGGCGAAAACACCGTAACACTGAAAGACAGCCGGTCCAGGATCCTATTCCGCTCGATGGACGATTACGAGCGGCTCCGAGGCACAAACCTGGCATGGTTCGGCATAGACGAGCTGACTTACACCCTTGAGGATGCCTGGGAACGTATGGAAGGCCGCTTGCGCGATCCTAAGGCGCCGCGCCTCTGCGGCTTTGCGGCGTGGACCCCGAAAGGCTACGACTGGGTCTACCGCCGGTTTATCTGCAACGAGACGAAGGTGAGCGGGCACGCGGCTATTATTGCCGCGCCGCAAGAAAACAGGTACCTGCTGGAGCAGGTTCCGGACTATTACGAGCGGCTCAAAGAGAGCTACGACGAACGCTTTTTCGCCCAGGAAGCCAATGGCGAGTACTTGAGCCTGGACGGAAGCCGGGTGTACAGCGCGTTCGACCGTAAGGTCCATGTTCAGCCTATGGGAGTTGACCCGAACGTGCCGTTGCTTTGGGCGCTGGACTTTAACGTGGACCCGATGACATCGATCGTCGCGCAATTCAACGGCGGAATATTCCGTGTGCTTGATGAAATCGTGCTTCGGCACGCAAGTACCCCGGAGGCGGTAGACGCGTTCACCGAACGGTACTCCATGCACGTAATGGGCGTGACGGTATACGGGGACGCTTCCGGCAACAGCCAGAAGACGTCCGGCACAACAGACTACCAGATGGTCCGCGACGCTTTCAGGCAAAAAGGCATCAGCAACGCGAACTATAAGGTGCCTGAATCTAACCCGAGCGTTCGCGACCGGATCACTTTGACCAACGGCCGGCTAAAGTCGGCGTCCGGCAACATCGCCATGTTAGTAGACCCTAAGTGCAAGGAACTTATTCAGGATTTTGAGCAGGTATCTTACAAAGCCGAATCCGTTCACGTAGACAAGGATCGGGACCGCATGCGAACACACGCTTCAGACGCCGTTGGATATCTGTTGTGGCAGGAATGCAGAAACGGCGTGACGATCGGACCCAGGCAGTATCGAATCGTATAGCCATGGAAAACATCAACCGGGAACACCCTGAATACGCCGCGCGGAAGCGGATGTGGAAACAATACAAGGACCTCTATGCGGGCGGCGAGCAGTTTCGCTTGAACGCCTCCGACTACCTGATGTGCCGCCACAAGGAGCCCGGTCCAATCTACCAGGAGCGGTTGAGTCGCGTCTTCTACCAGAACTACATTGGCTCGATCATCGATTGGTACGCGGCCACGCTGATGCGGTGCGAACCAGTGCTGATGTTCGAGGGAAATGATGCGGCGGCCAAGGACTTCTACAATCTGCTCTACGACGACTGCGATCTCAAAGGAACCAGCATTCCCGAGTTTTTCCGGCAAAGGTTCGTCGAGGCGGTAGTCTACGGATCGAGTTACATCGTGGTGGACTTTCCAAGAACCACCGGCGCGGCGCGGTCGCGGGCGGAAGAAGACGCCTCCGGCCAATCGCGGGCGTACTTGGTGGATTATGGCCCGGATGAAGTCATCAACTGGAACTTCAACGAGACGGGCGGGCTGGAATGGATTGTCATCCGGACGGCGTGCCTGCAGCAGTCGCAGGTGACCGACGCCAAATGGGAGAGCGAAACGCGGTGGATATACTACGACCGAGAGAACTTTCAGATCTTCCGCAAAGCCGGTGAGAGCAGCCCGATCCAACTGATCGATCAAGGGCGTCACGCGCTGGCATCGCTCGACCGAGTACCGGTCTTCCAGGTGAAAGTGACGGAGGGCCTGTGGCTGATGAATAAGTCAGCGCTACTGCAGTTAGAGCATTTTAATAAGTCGAACGCACTGGCATGGGCGCTCACGATGGGGCTTTTTGCTACTCCCGTGATCTATTCCGACCGGGAGTGGAACCAGATCGTTGGCGAATCCTATTACATTCAGATGGGGCCGAACGACCGCTTCGGATGGACCGAACCGGAGGGCAAGGTTTATCAAATCGCCGCGGACAACCTGGAAACGTTGAAAGACGAAATCTATCGCGTCTGCTACCTGATGACCCAGGCGGGCGACGGTGGCAGCGCGCGCCAGTCCGCACTGAGCAAACAGTTGGACTTCAGCACTACCGAGGAAGTGCTGCGTGCTTACGGCGACGCGGTGAAAGAGACCTTGCGCCAGATTCTGTGGGCCATGGTAGCGGCGCGGCAGGACGGGGTCACGATCGACGTCGTGGGCATGGACGAATTCGACATCAACGACCTCGGGACCGAACTCAGTGATGCCAAGCAGTTGCTGGATTTAGGAATCGGGTCGGAGACGTTGAAGAAGCAGATCTTCAAGAAACTGGCCCTCAAGTACCTCAGCGACGAGCGGCAGGAGATCAAAAACCGGATTGTCGAGGAGATCGAAAAACAATAAGGAGGCCTATGGAAGGAACGGATATACAAGCGATTGTGCGGCAGGCGGTTCAAGAATTTGTCAATGGGGAAAAGAGCAAGAGCGAGCCGGCTTACAAAGCGGAGCTGCTGGAAGAGCGCAAGCGGCGCGAACAGTTGGAACGTCGGATGAACGAGCTGGTGGCGGAGAACAAACGCAGCCGCCAGGCCGCCGACGAGGCGGAACGCAGTTCATCCGTCAGAGCCGAACTGCAGCGCCTTGGCGTGGCCAAAATCGATCTGGCATTCAGAGCGGTACAGGACGGCATCGTGCGCACCGAGGACGGACGGCTGGTGGCGCGGGCCGAGAGCGGTGAAATGCCGGTCAAAGAATACCTCACCAACTTCGTCAAAGAGAATCCGGAGTTTCTGCCGGCTCGGATTGCGGGGGGAACCGGGATGACGGCAACCCTCAAGGCCCCGGTGGTGGGCAGAGAAGCAGTCACTATCGACCAAATCCGCCCAGGTATGAGCGCGGAACAGATGCAGCGCGTACGTGAGGAGATCGTACGGGTTGCATCACAGTCCCTTCGGGGCCTTTAGCAGAACCGGCATACTGGCCGGCAAAAACAGTCAATAAGGAGAAAGAATGGGAGCAATTACATCAAATAACGTCGCCAGCGCGATTGTGAAGCTGGTAGCGGCGGACGCATTGCCGGCACTGGTGTCGAACCTCGTCATGGGGAACCTGGTCAATCGGGATTACGAACCGGTGCTGGCGAATGCCGGGGACACGGTCAACGTGCCGATTGCGCCGTCGATGATCGCCAACAACATTCTGCAAGGCGGAACGGTGCAGCCGCAGAACCCGAGTCTGGGAAACGCGCAAATCGTGCTGAACACGCACGCCGAGGCGACGTTCCAGATTCCGGACGTGACCAAAGTACTCGCCGTGCCGGACCTGTTGAAAGTTTACATGCAGCCGGCGGTGATCGCCATCGCCGAGAAGGTGGAAACCGATCTTCTGAACCTGTATGCCAGCTTTACGGCGAACACACCGGTGGGCACCGCAGCCACGGCCATCACCGAGCCGACCATCGACGCGGCGGAAACGGCGCTGTTCCTGGCCAAGATTCCGCCATCCGAGCAGAAATACATCGTGGTGGACGCGGCGGCTTATTCGGCGTGGCGGCAGATCCCGCGGTTCAGCGAATTCCAGACGGCCGGCGACGCCGGTCTGATGGCGCTGATCGGTGGAACCGTGGGGAAGATCAAGGACTTCTTCGTGTTCCGCTCACAACTGGTTCAGAAGACGGGCGCCAGCCCCAACATCAACACGCACAACCTGGCGTTCACGCGCGATGCGATCGGCCTGGTGATCCGCCGCCTGCCACAGCCGCTGCCGGGCACCGGCGCGATCGCGGAGTACGCCGAGTTGGGCAATTTCGGCATGCGCGTGGTAATGAGCTACCAGCCGAATACGCTGGCACAGCAATTCACGGTGGACATTCTGTACGGATGCGGCGTGCTGCGCAACGCTGCCGGTGTGCAGGTGAACACCTAGCAGTGCCCTGGGGCGGGGCGTTCTTCGGACAGCCCCGCCTGAAAGGAAAACACCAAAAAGGAGAACAGCATGGACCTGAGACAGTACTACCAAAAAATCAGCGAGAAGGAAGCGTCGTTCAAGGATCCGTACCCGATCATGGTGAGTCTGGAAACGGGAGACGGCGGCAAGACGGGCGTGCTCAGCGAGGTGACGCCCGCGATTGCCGCCCGGATGGTGGTCGAGGGAACGGCCGTAGAGGCTACGGACGATCAAGCCACCGAATTCCGCGGGCTGCAAGCGGAAGAGCGCCGGCTGGCCCATGCGGCAGCCGAGGCGAAGAAGGTGCAAATCGCAGTGGTCACGAGCGATGACTTCAGACGGATCAAGGGCGGCAAGCCCGGGAAGGAATAGGCGGCTTGCATGGCTCTGTTCACCGACGGTCCCGTTTCGAGCATCGAAGATCTGACGGCACAGGACTCTCAACTCCTGAACGTGGCGAACGTCGAGGGGATCGACGTGACGCAGAAGCTGGCGCTGGCCCAGGAACAACTGGCTCTCGAACTCATCACTTTGGTGGACCGGATGACCTTCGTAAACCAGTGGTCCTGGCTGGCAGCGCCGCCATCACTGAAGACCGTGGTAGTAACGCCGGCTCTGAAATTGTGGCACACATTTCGCGCGCTGGAGCTGGTGTATACCGACGTGTTCGCCAGTCAATTGAACGACCGGTACGCGGCGCGGCGCGATCAATTTCACGAGCAGGCCAAGCAAGCCTGCGATCCATTGGCGATAGCCGGTATCGGCATCGCTTTCACGCCAGTGCCGCGAGCGGCGGCGCCCAACCTGGTAGCGGCCGCCGGCAGCCTGCCTGACAACACTTACTACGTCACGATTACCTGGACTAACTCGACTAACGAAGAAGGTGCACCAGCCGTTACTTCAGCTATCACCACTTCGCAGAGCACACTGCTGGTGGAGCCGGTGTCGCCGCCGGCTAGCGCTACGGGTTGGAATGTCTATGTAGGCACCGATCCGGATAGCCTGGAGTTACAGAACACTGCACCGATCGCGGTGGGCCAGACGTGGCTGCAACCTGGGACGGTGACGACGGGCGGACGGGCGCCGGGGCGCGGACAATCGCCCAGCTACTTGAGGCCGGCGCCAAGGGTAATCCAGAGGGGCTGATGGCTACGACAATTGGAAGCCAGATTTCGGCCAAGGTGCTGCAACTGATCACCGGATCAACGGGCGTGAACGCGGTCTTGGCCACGCTCACGCCGGGCAGCGTGGCTGCGCCGGGGCAATTCAGCCTGGCACAAGTGCGCTCGCAAAACGTGGCGCCCGACGTGGCGGACCAAAGCAACACGATGCAGTACCCATCGATGAATGTGTACTGCGAAAAGATCGTGAACAGCCTCGCGGAAAAGTTTCGCAGCTTTTCCGGCACCGTCCAAATGGTAATTGAAGTCCGCCATTCGCAGGATCGGCTGGACGGACTACAAGACAACCTGGAACTTTATGCCGACGCGGTGATGCAGCTACTGGCAGGCAATCGCGGCGATTGGGGCGATGGCGACTTTTACGCCGGCGAATATCAGGCGGCATTTGGAGCCGTGAAGCACGGTGGCAAGAATTTCATTCAGATCGCCAAGATCACCTTTGAGATGGGAGTGAGTAAGAACTAACATGGCCTACATTTCCTCTAACGCGAACCGCTTCTACATGGCGCTGGAAAGCGCCTACGGACAGGTTCCAACGATCACGGCCGGAAACCGGGTACCGGCGGTCAAGCTGACCGTCCAGCAACAACTTGAGGTAACCAGCCGCAAAGACAAGACCGGTAGCCGCACGTTTGCGGGCTTGCCGATAGGCGGCCGGCGCCGCACCAACTTCGAACTGCAAACCTATCTGACATCCTGGCAAAACAGCGGTGGCGGACCGGGCTACGGGCCGCTGTTTCAAGCTGCGCTGGGCGGTACGCCACTGCTGTTCGCCGGTGGCACGGTGGCTTCCAGCACGGCGGCGGGACGACTGGGGTTCGCAGCGGCACATGGACTGAGCGCGGGCCAGGCAGTGACGTGCAACGGCGAGATGCGGTTCGTGGCGGCGATTGTGGATGCGCAAAATGTGCAGCTCAACGCGCCGCTCACTGTGCTTCCTACGGCCGGCGCCACGGTGGCCCCGGCCATCACCTATATGCCTGCAACGGAGTTGCCTAGTGTTGGGATCTTCGATTACTGGAGTCCCGCGACGGCGGTGCAGCGGCTGCTGTGCGGAGCGGCGGTGGATCAACTGCAAATCGATGTGAATGGCGATTACCACGAGTTCCAGTTCACGGGACTGGCGCAGGACGTGGTGGACAGCAGCAGCATCGGATCCGACGGCGGGGTCGCGCAGGCGCTTACCACTTTCCCGGCGGAACCGGCGCTGGGTTCGTTTGATTACTCGATCGTACCCGGCAACCTTGGAGAGGCTTGGTTGGGCACTACGGCGGCGCAGTTTTTCACCGTTACCAAGGCATCGATCGTGTTGAAGAACGATCTGGACGCGCGCATGAATGAATTTGGCTCCAGTCTGCCTCAAGCTATTTCGCCCGGAGAGCGGACGGTGACGGCTACATTCGAACTCTATAGCCAGGATGACAGCAACACGGAAGCGCTCTATCAGGCGGCTCGCCAGCAATCTCCTATCAGTGTGATGTTTCAGTTGGGCGATGCGGCGGGACATCTCATGGGCGTCTACCTGCAGAGCATGATTCCGGCGGTGCCGGAGTTTGACGACAGCAAGAACAGGCTGCAATGGAAATTCCGGCCGTCGCGGGCGCAGGGAACCGTAGACAACGAAATCGCCGTAGCGTTCGGATAGCGCCATGAACTACGAAAGCGTTTCGTTAGTGGGATCGCGCGTGGCGAGCGGCGTATCCTACACGGTTGCCAGAATGTCGTTCGGCAGGCGCACGGAACTGATGCGACGGGTTCGTGAACTGGCCGGCCGCATGGAGTTTTTGGAGGCGGCCCAGGAACCCGGCGAGAAGATGGACGCGGCACTGCTCCAGGCGGAAATCAATCGGCTGTACCTCACGTGGGGCTTGCGAGCGGTTTCCGGGCTACAAGTAGACGGTGTCGAAGCCACACCGGAATTGCTGGCGGAAGCGGGTCCCGAGAACCTGTTTCGGGAAGCCTTAGCGGCCGTGAGGGCGGAGACGGGCCTCAACGAAGTCGAACGAAAAAACTGATTGTCGCCTTCCATTTTCAATTATCCAACCAGGCCGGTTGGAGGTGCGACATCTGCCGGAAATCCGGTCTGGAAAAGAAACGAGGCTGCGGATTTCTTCCCAACACAGAACCAATCTCAAGGGCGCCGGTTTGGGCACGCAAGCACATTGTGCTGGAAACGTGTCCGAAGTCGACAATCACGGCGGAGAGCCAGACTGTGCTCGAGGAATTCCTGGTGCGGCGACACTTGCGAGCGCTGGATTGGGAAGAACTGAGCGCGAGGCGGGTTGAGGCGTTCGTCATTCTAGAAAAGGCGCTCGCGGAGGAGATGAGAGATGGCCAGCAAAACACAAGACACACTCTATGATGAATTCTCGAATGCAGCCGGGAGCCAGGCGGAGGTACTGGAACCGATCGGAAACGCCAGCGACGAGCTGGCGGAGTCACTAGAGAGTGTAACGGGGCAAGCGGGAGGAAGTTCGCCCCACGCCGCCGCGCAAACCGGCACAAGCGCGCCGCAGAGCGCAGCGAGCGAGACTCTATCCATCGCGACCACGGTTTTGGAGAGCGGGCTCGGGTTGATCCCGCTGGTGACGGGGCTAATCGGGCTCTTTACCGGAGGCCACAGCGCGCCGGTCGTGCTGACCAAATACGCGATGCCGGACAAGATCGACTTCGAGGGCGCAGACACCGGTAGCGGAACGAGCGAAATGGACTACGGCCAAACAGGCACGCCGAGGACGTACGGCTCATCGACGGATTCGGCGGCGGCGACGCCGCCATCGCAGGCGGGAATTGCACCGGGGGCGCCGGTTGCCGGGAGTGCGCAGAAGATCGATTCGCAGTGGTTCATGGATCACAGCGGCGACATTGCGCAAGCGGTGCGCAACGCGATGTTGAATATGAGTTCGATTAACGACGTAGTGAGCAACCTCTAATATGGCGACATTTCCTACGCTCAAGACGAACGCCGTAGCGCAGTACCCGGCGTCGAAGACGACACGGTATCAGAACCAGGCGCTACGATTTCTGGACGGAACGGAGCAACGGTATCGCAATTCGGCCGGCCCGCTGCACCGCTGGATCATCAAGCTCAACGATCTGGACGAGACGGAAATGGCGGCGATTGCGCAATTCTTTTCCGACGATCAGGGCCAGTTCGGCAGTTTCGCGTTTACCGATCCGTGGGACGGGACGGTACATCCCGATTGCAGTCTGGCGAGCGACGAATTGGATCTCACCTGGCAGGCGGAAATGCGCGGCACGACTTCGCTGACAGTGGTGGAGAACCGGGGATAGACGCATGCTTGTATATCCGCAATTGACAACCGGGGCGCTGAGCCAGTTTCCAATCGAGAAGCGATGGCGGCAGCGTACCGTAGTGAACACGGCGGCCGATGGAAGCGTCATCAAGCTGGCCGATCCAAATGGGATGCTCACCGAGTGGCAATTGCAGTACGCCGGGTTGAGCGATGGGGAACTGGCAGCGCTGCAGCAGTTCTTCGCGGCAGCGGAGGGAACACTGAACGGATTCACTTTCCTCGATCCTTCGGGCAATCTATTCGCGTGGAGCGACCAGTTGAACAACGCCGTATGGAACCCGGGCTCATTCCTGACCGCGACGGGAGGTGTAGCCGACCCGGCAAACGGAACCAACGCATGGCTGCTGACGAACTCCGGCAGCGGCCCGCAAAGCATCACACAAACTCTGGCCGCGCCGGGAGGATACCTGTTTTGCCTCAGCGCATGGGTGCAAGCGGCCGCGGCAACAACCGTGACGATGTTGATCGGAGCGAACCGTTCGACACAGCCAGCCCAGGCCGGCTGGAACCGCATCTCTTTTACGGGAAGCGGGGATGCAACGGCGGAGTCAATCGTGCTGGGGTTGGAACTCCCGGCGGTTGCAGCTGTCAATGTGTACGGGCTGCAGGCGGAGCCGCAGAACGCTCCTTCCAAATATAAAGCAAGCACAACAGGGGGCGTCTATCAATCCGCGCGACTACGCGACGATACGCTTACCTTCACGACGCAGGACGTGAATCATCATTCCGCCACGGTGAACATCCTTTATGCAAGCCATCTCTGACCTCAAAGAACTGGCGGTAGTGGATACGCCGCTGATTGTCTTCGACTGCACGCTCGCCAACGGGCAGACGGATAGCTGGAGCACGCACGCGGTGACTGTGGGACAGACGGCATACGCGGCGCGCGTGCTGCAGCACAGCGCGTTCGACATCCAGACGGCCTCCGACCAGGGGGTTGACGGTAGTCCACGAATTACGATTGTGCTGGCGAACGCCGACTCGCATTTTTCGGAGATTGAACAGTCCTGCGGTTGGAAGGGCGCGGCCCTAACGGTGAGCTTTCTGTTCTACGATCTGCGCAACAACGTTCCGCTGACGGGCGCGCAGGTGGTATTTCAGGGCATCTGCAACCCGCCGGACCAGATCCAGGAGGCGACTTTCCGGTTGACGGCCAACAACCGCATGAACCTGCAGCGGCTGGTGCTGCCGGAAGTGCGCATTCAGTGCCGTTGCCCATGGGACTTTCCGGCGACTGTCGATCAACGAACGGAAGCCGTGAGCGGCGGAGCTAATGGCAAGTACTCGATGTATTACCGGTGCGGCTACTCGCCGGATATCGCCGGAGGCGGCGGGAACATGAACGGAAGCGTGCCCTATACGACGTGCGGCTACGTGCGTGCGGATTGCCAGGCGCGAGGAATGTTCATGCGATTCGGCGGCCTTGAATTTGTGCCTCCGGTAATCGACGTTCGCGGTTATGGCAAGGACTGGACAACATCCAATCTGTCAGTCAACCAGGCCCGCTACAACGACTTTGTGCCTATGGTGTACGGCACGGCCTGGTATAAGCCGGAAGTCGTCTTTGCGCGCAACGATGGAAACCTGACCCGCATGGAAGTGTTGTTGGGGATCGGGCAAATGCAAGGCGTGGTGACCGTGCTGGTAAGCGGCGTGCAGATCCCGCTGGGCGTCACTGGGCAGAACATGACGGCGACGGGATGGTATAACGTCGAAACGCTGGGCACGCGCGACGGCGCCCTGGACCCCAACTTTACGAATGCCAGCGGAAATCCCGCGGGCGATCCGTACGGCAGCATGGCATACCTTTCGGTGGTTGTTCCAAATCAACTCAATAACGGAAACTCACTGCCCAGTGTGCAAGTGCTGGTACAGGGTCTGTTAGTGCCGGTCTACGATGCGAACGGGAATTATATCAGCGACCAGTTTTCAAGCAACCCCGCGTGGATCCTGCTGGACGTGCTGCGAAGGAGCGGCTGGGCGGCGGCAGAGATCGACATGACCAGCTTCGCGCAGACGGCAGCGTACTGCGACGAAGCGATCAACGTGATCGACCCGAACGGCAACACCATTTCACTGCCGCGTTTTCAATGCAACCTGGTGCTGCAGAACCGGCGCACCGCGGGCGACCTGGTGCGCGGCGTTCGCAACTGCGCACGGCTATATCTTACGTATGAAGCCGGCGGCATGCTGCAGCTCAACGTGGAGAACGCAGTGGCGCTGCAGATGCCGTCGAAGCCGGTGGGGTCGAACAGTACGGAGCAACTCAATGGCGGATGGCCGGCCTATGAATTCGGGGACGGCCGCACCGGATTCTCCGGCATTCTGCGGAAGGCGAGCGGAGAAGCAAGCGTGACGCTGACATCGCGCAGCATCGCCGACACTCCGAACCGCATGACGGTTGAGTTTCAGGATGCGCTCAACGGTTACCAGCAGGACAGCTACGAGATGGTCGATCCGGACGACATAGCGCTGGTGGGGCAGGAGGTTTCGTCGACACTGTTAGCGGTGGGGCTGCCGCAGTACGATCAAGCGGCGCGAATGCTGAAATTCACGCTGGACAAATCGATTTACGGGAACACCTACATCGAGTTTCAGACGAGCGTGAAGGTCTTCGGAGTCAGGCCGGGCGACATCATCACGGTGACGTACCAGAAGGAAGGCCTGAATCGCCAGCCGTTCCGGGTCTTGAAGATTTCGCCGGCCACCAACTACCGGACAACGACGATCACGGCGCAGATCCACGACGACGCGTGGTACGCCGACACGAACGGGCAGGTAACTTCTGGAGCCGGCACGAACCAAGGCGGCAATTCCTCAGTGGGCGTGCCGCGGCCCCTGGTGGGCAGCGTGTTGGACGCCAATGGCAACATCCAGTTTGCAGTGGAGGAGACGGCGACCACGAATAGCGATGGCACGATAGAGTCGAGCGTGACAGTCAGCTTCGTACCGCCGGCCATCGCTGTGGGCGCCGGACCTGGGATGCCGCTCTTGAACCTTTCGCCGACGGTGGGCAGCGGCGGAACGCTGAAGAGCGGGCAATCGCTATACTACGGCATTTCCGGTGAGGACAGCGCGGGCGAGGAAAGCCGGCTATCCTTCCTGGTGCGCGCGGCGGTGGTGAACGACGGCAGTTCCGTCACGCTGGCGGGCCTGCGCTTTGCATCGGGGACGGCAACTTTTAATGTGTATCGGGGCACGACGCCGGCATTGATGTACAGGATCGCTTCCAGTCAACCGCTGGCGGCCCAGTTTACCGATACGGGTCTTCCCGATCAATTGATAGCGCCACCCGATCCGAATTTCGACCACGCTAATTTCTACTGGCGGTCGGAACTGCAGCCGGAAATTGCAGTGACTGCGCCGACAGCGACTTCGGTGGGAAACGGAACTCTACAGATGGCGGTGAACGCGTACGCCGGCATGACGGCGCGAATCACGCGCGGCACTGGCGCAGGCCAGGAATGCACAGTGACAGCGAACAACGCGACGAGTTTGACGATTTCTCCACCATGGACCATTGAGCCCGACGCAACCAGTTTCTTCACGGTGGCCGAGGCGGGGTGGCATTCCGGCGCTCAGACCCAGAGCAGCCCGGTACAGTTTGCGATTCCCAACCGGTCGGGCGAAGTGGTGCAGATTACCGGGCGGTCGGCCAATGTGAACAACGTGGAATGCGCACCGGGACTTTGCACGGTGACACGGTGGACGATTGGAGGCTCGGGCGGAGCCGACACGCAGGCGCCGCCGCAGCCATTCTTCGGAATGGGTCCGGGGACGGCCGGCGGCACCGCCGTGTTGAGCGGCGTTTCATTCACCGATCTGACGAATACGAGTTCGATTTCCTCGGGCACGCTGACCGTGTACTACTGGAATGAACTGGCGGGCACACCTACGACGCTGCTGGCAAGCGCCATGGGAGCGGGTGACCAGACGCTGACCTTGGGAACGGCTGGTCCGGCTGTCGCGGGGAGCACTCTCGAAATCGACGACGAGGTCCTTCGAGTGACGGCGGTAACGAACGGCGGCACGCAGTATAGCGTGGCCCGCGGGATCGACGGCACCACCGCGGCTACGCACGCGGCTTCGGCGCCGGTCTACCACCTGGCGAGCCAGACGGTGATCGCTCCATTTCCCTCCAACTTTTTTGGCAGCCCTTATTGCGGGAATTGGAATTATCCGATGGCAATGCCGGATGTGCGCGTGGCATGTGCGGAGTTGTTCGTGACCAACGACGTAGGGAACAGCATGACGGCCGCGATCAACCTGACCCACAACGACGCCAACGGGCTGCGGACGCTTTCGGGCGGGCAATACTCGATCCAGGTGGATGGATACCTGGCTGTAGAACAGTGCGTGGCCCCGCCGATCGTGCTGGAAGCGTCGCATGCGGTGCGCGACGTGTACGCGGTTCTGGGAACCGCGGCGGATGCGGTGGTGCAGGTGCAGCTGAACGTGAACGGGGCCTTGTACTGCACACTGACGTTTCAGTCCGGAGCGACGCTATCCAGCAGCGTCAATGGCAACACGCTGCCTCCGCTGATCATGGGTGGACAGGTGACGGCGGCTGTTCTTTCGGTGGGACAGACGAATCCGGGCGCCAACCTTACGGTGCTGATCCGACTCTAATGAGCGAACCATTGACCAAGCTGCGGCCTGATCGGGACCTACAATGCTATTTCCAGCAGCCGACGGCAGTGGCGGCACTCAGCCAAACCAGCGCGAACGGATTCACCGTGTCGGGCAGTTGGCGGCAACAATTCGATTGGGCGGTGGTGGAATGGAACCGCGATAACGTGTTCGAGCATCCCGCCCTGCGCAACCTGCCGGATGGCGATTTGAGCGGCATTCAACTCAGCTATCAGGAAGCGCGCACGAATTGCATTCCGATGGACTCCACACTCTACCCAACGGTGGAGTGGCCCTATCTGCGGATTTGGACCGAAACGAATGGCGCCGATACTCTGTACGACGTGCCGCTGATGAACTATGCGACCGCTGCAGCGGGAAATTACGGCTCAGCGGCGGCAGTGTTCACGCTGCAAGGGGCTGTAACACCGGGCGACACGATCGAGTTGGCGTGGCAGGCAGAGCATTACAACTACTGCCTGGTGGCGGGCGACACGTTGACTAGCGCAGCGACCGCACTGGCCGGGGCGATCAACCAATTCGGTACCGGCACGGCTACGGCAGCCGCCAGCGGCGCGCAGATCACGCTTTCTTACAAAGCGGCCGCCGGCGCGAACGCCAATTTAATCGGGGTATACGGCACGGTGCATGGCGCGGGGACGGAGATATGGTCGCCGGTCTCGGCAGCATTCAGCGGTGGAACTTCGCCTCAGCAATGGCAAGTAAACCTGAACTTCGGCGCGCTTATGGGCTATGTTGACCCGGACCGCACCACTTTGGCGCCGGTGCCGACTAGCAGCGTGCGAAAGATGCGCTGGACGTGGGCAGCGAGCCTGCAGGCGGGAAACTTCGCGCGGGTGGAATATTCCGCGGTGGTTACAAACTGGACGGTGACGGGAAGCAACCTGCTATACCAGGTGGCGGGCGCGGGGAGCCGGCGGATTGAAGATAGCGACGCAACTGTCGCATATTCGGCGCTGAACCAGTGGAATCAGGAAAGCGGTAACTACTCAGGCGGCTCGATCCATTGGACGGCGACGGCCGGGGCTTCGCTCTCTTGCCGCTACACAGCGGGAGCGAGCCACACGCTGTACCTGGGAACGCGGCGGTTGGCAGCGGGCGGGCAAGTCTCGGTGCAAGTAGACGGCGGCGCTCCGCAGACTGTTGCGTTGGCGCTGGCGGGTGAAGACGTGCTGGTGCGCGTGTCGCTGGGCCAATTCTCCGGGCTGACTCAACACACTGCCACGATCACGCATTGTGGAGCCGCGGGCTCGTATTTTTATTTCGATTTCCTGGAACTGGCGGCGCCCACCAGCACGCTGCCGACTTTCAGTACGATTCCAACTACCACTCTCGCGACCGACTGGGATACGAACCACTCGATCGCCCTTGCGCCGGAGCGGACGGCGTGGCTGATCGATACGCTGGGATTCCATGGCCGCGCCAATCATTATGCGGGGGCCTTGTGGTTTTACGAATTGTGCAATCCGACGCAGCAATTCGCTTCCGGGACGATTACGTTTGCGGGCAATCCGGAGTTCGGGCAGACGACGACCATCAACCTGGGCCCGACAGCCATCCAGCACGTAAACCTGATCGGCGATACCGCGGCGAGCCTGGCGCTGTGCTTCGCGTTGCTGATCAACGCGGGCTCGACGGGCGTGTGGTCGAGCGCCGCGGGCGATACCTTGACGATCACGTCGCGGACCCCCGGAAGCGCGGGCAGCGGCATGGCGATTTCGGCGGCGCCCAACAACTCTTCAAACAACAGCACTCCGCTGACTGCGCTATCGAGCGGATCGCTGGCAGGCGGCAATGACGGCAAGTGGCTGACCGACCTCACAGCGGTTCCGCGAATCAACCGGGCGGCTCGAGACTGGAGCACCGCGTTCTTCCAGGCGTTGAAGGGGTACGGAATCGACGTAACGGCGTCGTTCAGCATGGAATTGCAGAATGGCGACGACAGCACGCAAGCGGGCATTGCGCAACGATATCCAAACGGCGACGCGGCCTGGCTGAACACGCCGTCGCTACAGACCAATTTCAGCCCGGCCAGCACGGCGTTCTGGCAGCGGGCCTACGCGGATATGGCGAGCCTGATGGCTAATGCCGGCTTGGCGCCCTATCTGCAATTCGGCGAAGTGCAGTGGTGGTACTTTCCGGGCCAGACGGCCACGACGGTCACAGAGCCTGGCATGCCATTCTACGATGCGTACACCACTTCGACCTTTCAATCGACATACGGGCGTGCGATGACGGTGATTCCGAGCCAGTTTGCGGACCCGGCGGCGCTGGTGCAGGAATGCGCGTTTTTGCCGGGGCTGATCGGCACATTCACGCAGACGATTCGCGCTTTTGTGCGACAGACGCATGCTAACGCGCGGTTCGAGGTTCTGTATCCACCGGACGTCAACAATACCGCGCTGAACCAGCTCGTAAACTTCCCGAAGAGCGACTGGACTCCGGCAAACCTCAACTGCCTGAAGACGGAGAACTTCACTTACACCGGCGATCGGGACTTGGACGCCGCCTCGCAATCGATTCAGTTGCCGGTGCAACTGGGGTTTCCGGTCTCGCAGAGCAGTCACCTGGTCGGCATCAGCGATCCCACCACGCCTTGGCAGAAAGAGCAGCGGATGGCGCTGGGCGCGAGCCTGGAATCGGTGGTGCTGTTTGCACTGGATCAATTCTGCCTGATCGGTTACACGCTGCCACTGGCGCAAAGCCAGCGCGCGGCGCGATTCATGGGGCGGTAG